ATATAGCTCTTGCTCTTGCACGTGTGTCTATTTTATCTGTGGTTGTTGAAGATGTAAAGGGTCCTAATGAAGAACTTGCTTGTGAATCTGTTGGATAATTTTTTAAATTTAATGTCACTCTTGCATCTCCAGTTTGTTGTAAAAAATCTGGAAGCACTCTTCTAATTTTCATCATGTACTCACCATCGCCTCTTAAATCTGCTCCACCACCTTGTGCTAAAGATATATCAAAATCACCTGATTCTATACTTGCAGCAATAGCAGTAGCTGCTCCTGCTTTAATTTGATTTACTCCAGTTTCATGTTCATAGTAAATTGTAACACCATCCGTATTACCAACGGTTGTATCGCTGGTTGCACTTGAATCATATTCTGTTGCGTGTGGTTTACCAAATATATGTGAATCAGACCATGTAGATCTTGCAAGAGAACTTGTCGTCCATACAGTTCTTTCTGGTGTTGAATCCATATAATTATATGTAACCGATCTATTGTTAGAGGCAGCACCACTTCCAGGATAGAACCAAGTTACTTCACCAAATAGATTGTTTAGTCCTGCATAAATATGTTGTTTAGGAACTGTATTAATATCATCATAAACATAGTCTTCAACAAGACATGATAATGATTCCAATCTACCTGTGTATCTAAAGAAACCATTTTCTGACATCCAATAAGCAGAACCATCTACTTCGACAGCTGCATTCTTACCAATCAATCCACAGTTCGTTCCAACTTGTTGAAATGAAAATACAAAAGGTGCACCAACAAATCTCATAATAAATAAAGATGTATCTGTCCAAACATAAATTGCATCCCGACCTCTTATCGCTGCCACGATCCGTGTTCCGTCAGCCAGTCTTTGTGTACCAGCGGTATTGGTTGCTGAAGGTGTCCAAGACGTTGTTGCATTAATTGATTCTTGATCTGACCATCTTATATACATGTCATCTTGTGTACTAGTTGTACCAATTGTGGTTTCTGTTCCAAAAGCAATTAAGTGTCTATCTGGTGTAGATACTAAAGTTTGCATTGATGCAGTAGGACAGTTGGCAACAATAGTTGCTCTTGTAGATGTTGCTCCCGTTGCATCTGAATCCCATTCAAAAGTTGCACCATCAGAGATAGTTGCAATTAATTTATTTCCAAAATTATCCAAAGACCATAGACCAGGGGCCGTTACAATATCTCCAGTTTGCGATGCACCCCACTTGGTGTAGTCAGATGCATCGGTAACTGTTGCTCCATCTGAGTGTGAAGCAGCTGTTGTATTGTCTGATCCTCGAGTTAATCCTGATAAAGTATTAGTACCAGTAGTATTGGATGTATAAGCAATTCGTTCACTATCTATTAAAACGGTTCCTGAAGCAGGCATCGATGCAGAATTATCTAAAACAATGCTTGATGAACCTGAAGTCAATGCTCCATCTAGTGTGTCTGTAATTTCTCCAGCTACAGTACCACCCCAAAGACCTAGTCCCCAACCAGCAGCTGATTCTTCAACTGCAGGTCCTATTGAATAAAAATGTTGAACTCTTATTCCACCTGATGTAGACGCTCCTGATCCTGATTCATTAGATCCCATTTCAATTGTAATTGTTGTTGAAGTAGGGACAGAGGCTACCATGAAATTAGTATCATCAAAATCACTCGAACCAAAATCAGAATCAGTGATAGTAGAAAAATTATCTAAACGAACAATGTCGTATTTTGTAATGTTGTGATCAGACGCAAAAGTTATTGTAACCGTTGCATCACCATTTGTTGTTGTAAAAGCGCTTGTTAATGTTGTTGTGGCTTTAATAGGAGTAATTTCATAAAAAGCTCCTCCAGAGTATACATACAACATTCTGTTTGTACCAATGGCTGCGTACTTAATTCCACTGGCATTGACGAAATGATGAAGTGCTGTGTTTCTTCCTGTAAGAGTAGCATCTCCTAGTTGAGCCCAACCTCCTATTTTTTCTGGTGTACCATATCTAAAACGAACATAATCTCCTGATACCCATTGGCCTTCACCTCCGGTTGCTGTGACTTGTTTATTAAATCCTGGTTGAAATCCTAATTTTTGTAGCATAATATTTTACATTGCGTTGCAAGGTACTCCATTTGAATTAACTAGCGGCGCGTCTGCAAAGGCAGCATAAATATATGTTCCACCTGAAGCATTAATATTAGCCGAAGATGATCTAATTTTAAAACCGTTAGCCAGTCCATCTATGCTATAACCACCATCTGAAACATTTGCCTCTCCATTACTTAAGTCAGGGTGTAATAATAATTCCATTGGATTAGCTTTTCCAATCGTTGAACCTTTTGTTGAACCTGTTCTTCTATTGTCATGCAAACTCCAATTACTTGTTGAATCTGTTCTTTTCAAAAGAACCCAAGCCGGGCGAAAAGTTAATGGAACGAACGGGCCATCGGCATTTCCGTTGCCTGTGTAGGCATT